CCTTTCATTTCATAAACCGTAACAATTCACAAACTGACGAGTACAATAAATGGCCCGCAAATCGACCGCCAGCCTGAGTGTTGTTCAGGTTGGTGTGAGGGTGCGCCTGCCAGCTCCTGCTGACCTGACGCCCGAACAAGCTGCACTCTGGACAGCCGCTGTCGAGTCGAAGCCCATCGACTGGTTTGCCGAGGATTCTTCCCCACTGCTGAAGGAATACGTCCGGGCCTGTTGCATGACTGACTGGATGGAAACGCAGGTGCAGGCGGCGATGGTTGGCGCTGATGGCGCGGCTCTCGGGTCATTTATGAAGCTGCGCGACATGGAGTCGAAGCGGGTTGCGTCGATGGCGACAAAGCTTCGCCTGACGCAGCAGAGCCGGTACACGCCGGCAGCGGCGGCAACGGCTGACAAGAAGGCCGGATCTGGTGGGAAGCCGTGGCAGTTCGGCGGAAAGTAAGTCGCGAGCCGACACGGGCTGAGCGAAACATTGCGTGGATCGAGAGTCACTGCCGCATTCCAGAGGGTAAGTTTGTTGGTCAGCCGGTCAAGCTGACGAAGGAACAGTGTGAGTGGATCGTTGAGACATACGACTCGCCCACGCGCATGTTCATCCTGAGCATGGCGCGCAAGAACGCCAAGACGACGTTCTCAGCCTTCCTGCTGTTGCTCCATCTATGCGGGCCCGAAGCTCGACCGAACAGCCAGCTTTTCAGCGCGGCGCAGTCGCGGGAGCAGGCCTCGATCCTGTTCGCCCTGGCGGCGAAGATGGTGCGCATGTCGCCGGATCTGTTGCAGTACGTGGTGATCCGCGATACAGCCAAGCAGTTGGCCTGCGGGGAGCTGGGCACGCTGTATCGGGCACTGAGCGCGGAGGCGTCCACCGCCTACGGTTTGTCGCCCGCGTTCGCGGTGCATGACGAGCTCGGTCAGGTGAAGGGGCCGCGGTCGGAGTTGTACGAGGCGATCGAGACGGCCGCCGGCGCACAGCAGGAGCCACTGTCGATCGTCATTTCTACCCAGGCGCCGACCGATGCCGACCTGTTGTCGGTGCTGATTGACGACGCGAAGCGCGGCGGAGATCCGCGCATCAAGTTGCGGCTGTACACGGCAGACGAGTCCCTTGATCCGTTCTCGGTGAAGGCGATCCGGCAGGCCAACCCGCACTACGACGTGTTCATGAACAAGGAAGAGGTCAAGCGCCAGGCGGAATCTGCCAAGCGCATGCCCAGCAGCGAGAACAGCTATCGCAACCTGATCCTGAACCAGCGCGTCAACCTGACCAACCCGTTCATTTCGCGGGGCGTGTGGGATGGCTGCGCCGGGGAAGTGGATTACGACGCGCTGGCGTTCGGTGAGGTCTACATGGGCCTTGATCTATCGGCGAGGAACGATCTGACGGCGATCGTGGCCGTGGCCAAGGATACCGATGGCGTATGGCAGACGGATCCGTACTTCTTCGCCCCGCAGATCGGCGTCAAAGAGCGATCGCACAAGGATCGCGTGCCATATGACGTCTGGGCGCAGCAGGGGTTTCTCACCCTGACGCCGGGCGCGTCCATCAATTATGAGGAAGTGGCCATCTGGCTCGCTGAGTATTGTTCCACGCGGAACGTGGTGCGCATCCATTTCGACCGCTGGCGGATGGACGTACTGAAGTCCGAGCTGGACCGAATCGGCGCCGAGCTTCCGCTGCAGCCGTTCGGTCAGGGATTCAAGGACATGACCCCTGCACTGGACGTTCTGGAGTCCGAATTGATCAACAAGAACCTGCGCCACGGCGCGCATCCGGTATTGACGATGTGCGCCTCCAACGCTGTCGCTACCCGTGACCCAGCCGGCAACCGCAAGCTCGACAAGTCGAAGGCCACGGGACGTATTGACGGCATCGTGGCGCTGGCTATGGCGCTAGGAGCGAGCAGTGCCACCGACGAACGCCTGCCGAGCATCGGCTCCGACTATCAGTTGATGACCGTATGAACGCACTTGTATTCAATGCGTGCCTGCTGATCGGCTGGCTGATGGCATTGGCCGGCGGTTGTCTGGTCAATCCCGCCTATGGCCTGCTCGGTGGCGGCCTGCTGCTATTGCTGCTGACGATCCTGATGGCCCGTATGGGCGGCATCTATCAGCCAAGGGCCAAGACCTGATGTTCCTTTCAAGGATTCAAGCCGGCGCTGCCGATGACCGCTCGCCCTGGGGCGATTTCTGGTTCAAGCCGGTACCGTCACGCGGAGGCGTGAATGTGGCTGGCGATGGCGCGCTGAAGCTGCCGGTAGTGCTGGCCTGCGTCCGTGTGCTGTCCGAATCGTTCTCCGTGCTGCCGCTGAAAATGTACGACACGAGCGGAGATGCACGGAAGCTGATCAAGAAGCACTGGCTGAACGTGTTGATCAGCAAGCGGCCCAACCCCTGGCAGACGCCGTTCGAGTGGCGCGAGATGATGATGGGCCACCTCGCCATGCGCGGGAACGCCTATAACGAGATCGTCACCGACCGACGCGGAAACATCACCCAGCTGACGCCGCTGAACCCGGATCGCATCAAGATCGAGTTCACCAATGCGACCAGCGACTGGGACTACCGCTACCGCTACACCGACCGCGCCGGAACCGAGCACGTTTTCACCCGCGGCGAGATCTGGCACCTGAAGGGGCTCTCCAGCGACGGCATCATGGGCCTGAGTCCGCTGGCGATGGCCGCGCAGTCGGTGGGCATGGGCCTGGCGGCGCAGGAATACGGTTCGCGCTTCTTCCAGAATGATGCCAAGCCCGGCGGTGGCTGGATCGAATACCCCGGCACGTTCAAGGAAAAGGCGGCGCGCGACACCTTCCGTGAGTCGTTTCAGGAAGCACAGACCGGCCTCAATCGCGGCAAGATCGCGGTGCTCGAGTACGGCATGAAGTTCCACGAACTAGGCCTGACCAACAAGGACAGCCAGTTCCTCGAGGCGCGGCAGTTCCAGGTCAGCGACATCGCTCGGATCTTCCGCATCCCCCCGCACCTGGTCGGCGACCTGAGCAAGGCAACGTTCTCCAATATCGAGCAGCAGTCGCTGGATTTCGTGATCCACACCATGACGCCGTGGGCGGAGCGGTGGGAATCCTCGATGGAGTTCAACTTTCTTCCGGATGCGGAAGAGGTTGAGCCGGAGTTCGACTTCACGGCGCTACTGCGCGGTGACCAGGCTGCACGCGGCGCGTTCTACCACAACGGCATCACCGACGGCTGGATGCTGCGCGCCGATGCGCGCAACCGCGAAGGTCTGCCGCCCATCCCCGGCCTCGACAAGCCGCTGATGCCCTTGAACATGGTGACGGTGGACGAAAACGGCGACGCAGAAACACCGCCACCGTCACCACCCTCTGAGCCGACCCCAAAACCGGCTGAAAAGCCCAACGAAAACGCCCGCATGGTGGCGCTGTTGCAAGGCAATGCGGCCCGCATGGCACGGCGTCTGGCAGCCGGAAACGCACCGGAACCCGACGTTTTAGCCGATGCGCTCGCCATTCCAGCTGCATGTGCCGCTGACTGGCTCGCCGATCGCGATCCGTCGGCGAACGAAGACGAAATTACCGCCCAACTGATGGAGCTCGGCGCATGAAACATGAACGATTCATCTCGTGGGCGCTTTCCACCCCGTGGGCACTGATGCCGGAACGCATGGCGGCGTATGCCCGCGTGCTGGCTCATCAAGCATCGGGTGAGCCGGTAGCTGCCGATGCCGCCGCGCCGCGAGGTCGGTCTGGCGCACGATCCGGTGCGATTGCAGTCATTCCGGTTTACGGAACCATCGTGCAGCGGGCCAACCAGCTCGATATCTGCGAGGGCGGTACCAGCACCCAGTCGATCAGCAACGCCCTGGCCGATGCCATGGCTGATGACAGCGTGGCGCAGATCCTGCTCGACATCGACAGCCCCGGCGGCTCCGTCTATGGCGTGCAGGAGCTGGCCACCGAGATCCAGAACGCCAAAAAGCCGGTGATCGCCTTCGCCAATAGCCTGGCGGCGTCTGCTGCCTACTGGATCGGCGCCGCGGCGAGCGAGTTCCATGTCACTCCCGGCGGCGAAGTCGGCTCCATTGGCGTATGGATGGCGCATCAGGACGTTAGCAAGGCTCTGGACGAGGCTGGCGTGAAAGTTACGCTGATTTCGGCTGGCGAGTTCAAGGTCGAGGGCAACCCCTACCAGCCGCTGGGCGAAGAGGCGCAGCAGTTCATGCAGTCACGCATCGATGACTACTACGGCGCCTTCACTCGCGGCGTGGCCAAGGGTCGCGGCGTCTCCGTCGACCAGGTGCGCAGCCAGATGGGGCAGGGCCGGTGCTTCGGTGCCGATCAGGCGCTGAGCGCCCAGATGGTGGACAGCGTGTCGACGTTCGATCAGGTCATTGCCCGCATGCAGAAGAACATCAAGGCCGGCTCGCCGAAAGCAAGCCGTTTGGCCCGCGCGGAGCGCGAGCTGTCGATCATGGGCTAGGTGCACGCCCGAAGGTGACCGCCCTTTGGCGATTGCCTCCGCTCCGTCGAGCGAACCCGCACAAACCATCCACCGCCATTTCGGCGGTTTTTTTATGCCCGGAGAAACCCATGAACAAGCATTTGCGCGAGCTTCTGGCTCGCAAGGCCAAGCACGTTGCGGCAATGCGTGCGATCTCGGACAAGGCCAACACCGAGTCCCGTGACCTCACCGACGAGGAAGTGACCGCATTCGATGCCGAGAAAGCCAAGGCCGAAAGCCTGAATGCCGCGATCAGCCGCGAACAGGACCTGATCGAGCAGGAACGCTCGGCTGGCGTCGTGATCCGCGAAGGCGCCGATGTTGGCGGCCTGGTCGATCGCGCCGCGTCCGACCCGACCCGTGGCTTCAGCAGCTTTGGCGAGTTCGCCCAGGCGGTCCGCACCGGTGGCCAGCGCAACGGTTCCATCGATGAGCGCCTGACCATCGGCGCCGCGGCTCCCAGCTCCTATGCCAACGAGTCATCGGGCGCGGATGGTGGGTTCCTCGTGCCGCCGGAGTTCAGTAACGAGATTTTCACCCTCTCGCTGGGCGATGACGCCCTGTTGCCGATGACTGACAACATCGAGGTCAACGGCAACGGCATGGTCTTCCCGAAAGACGAAACCACGCCGTGGGGCACCGATGGCGTTCGCGCCTACTGGCAGGCCGAGGCATCCCTCGCAATCGCCACCAAGCCGAAGCTGAGCACGTCCGCGCTGCGGCTGCACAAGCTGATGGCGCTGACCCCGGTCACCGACGAGCTGATGGAAGATGCCCGTGCGCTGGACAGCTACCTGCCCGGCCTGGTCGCCCGCTCCATCCGCTGGAAGACCAACGAGGCGATCCTCACTGGCGACGGTGCCGGGAAGCCGCTTGGTGCGTTCAGCGGTGCGGCGGCGGTCGTGGTGGCGAAGGAGTCCGGGCAGGCGACTTCGACGGTTGCTCTGGCCAACATCACCAAGATGATCGCGCGGTTGCCCCCAGGCAGCTACCCGAAATCGCAGTGGCTGGTCACCCCGGACGCGCTGCCGGCGCTCTTTGGCCTGACCCTGGGCAACTACCCGATCTATCTGCCGATCTCGCAGGGTGCACAGGGCTCGCCCTACGGCACGCTTATGGGCCGTCCGATCATGGTCAGCCAGCATGCCTCCGCGTTCAGTGCGCAGGGCGATATCCAGCTGGTGGACATGAGCTATTACCGCTCGATCACCAAGGCCGGCGGCATCAAGACCGCCACATCCATGCATCTGTATTTCGATGCCGACGCGACCGCCTTCCGCGCCACGTTCCGCGTGGATGGTCAGCCGAAGATCGTGGCCCCGATCACGCAGGCGAAGGGCAGCAACACGCTGTCTCCCTTCATCTCGCTCGGCGCCCGCTAAGCCACTACGCCGGCTGCCTCACCGCAGCCGGCATTACCCATTGAGAGGAAACGATCATGTCTTACAACACCAAGGCAACCGAACAGGTTGCGATCCTCGGCGTCATCAACCCGTCGAGTCAGGTGGCTGGCGCTGCCGTCAGCGGCTGGATTTCTGCAGCCGACTATCAGCAGTTCCTGGCCATCGTCCAGACCGGCGTGCTTGGTACTGCCGCAACCGTGGATGCCAAGATCCAGCAGGCTACAGACAGCAGCGGCACCGCCGCGAAGGATGTCACTGGCGCTGCGCTCGCGCAGATCGTCAAGGCGACCGGCGACAACGTGCAGGCTGAAATCAACCTCAACACCCAGCAGTTGGATGTCGAGGGCGGCTTCGACTACATCCAGTTGTCCGTCACCGTGGGTACTGCGACCAGTATCACGGCCGCGCAGTTGCTTGGCTTCTCGCCACGCTTCTCGCCGCCGACCAATGCGGCCAGCGTCGTCCAGGTCGTGGGCTGATCGGACTGAAAGGGGGCTTCGGCCCCCTTTCTTCCCGGACCTGACCTATGGCTCTGACCCAAATCACCCCGCCGACGGCCGAACCGGTCGACCTGGCCGAAGCGAAGCTGCACGCACGCGTCGATATTCCCGACGACGACACCATGATCGGGGCGTTGCTCGGAGCCGCGCGCGACTATGCGGAGAACCTCACTGGCAAGCAGCTGGTCTCGGCCCGGTGGAAGCAGACGCTGGACTCCTTTCCGGGCGGCATGATTCCGAGCGCTCCGTACAGTCAGACCTTTTCGCTTCCCGGCAACGCCATCCTGTTGCGCCGGCATCCGGTTATCCAGGTGGTCTCGATCCAGTATCTGGACATGGGCGGCGTCGTGCAGACAGTCGACCCGACAACCTACGTGGCGGACCTTTCCACCGAACCGGCACGCATCACCCCCGTTTTCGGCCAAATCTGGCCCATTCCCATGCCGCAAATCGGTTCGGTGTGGGTCACCTTTGACGCTGGTTATGCCGCGCCAATCATCTCCACTGGCAACAGCATCACCGTGCAGGGATGGGCGCCCCTTGTCGTAGGCGACGCGATCCGCCTGTCAAATAGTGGCGGCGCGCTGCCATCGCCCCTGAAGGCGAAGACCGACTATTTCGTGCAGTCCGTTGTCTCGCCCGGCGTCTATGCGCTGGCGGCTACGTCTGGCGGATCAGCCATCACGCTGACCGGCCCAGGAACCGGAACCAGCTATCTCGGCGTCGTTCCGGAGGGCATTTCAGCATGGCTGAAGATCCGCCTGTCCACCATTTACGAAAACCGCGAGGAAGTGGCGATTATGACGCGCGGCAAGATCGACGTGCTGCCATACGTCGACCGCCTGCTCGATGGCTTCCGTGTGATCGAGTTCTGACATGTCAGTCAACAGCTACGTCATCCGCAGCGGCGATCTTCGCCACCGCATCAGCTTCCAGAGCCGTCAGGTCGGGCAGGATGCCGCTGGACAGCCGGTGGATGTATGGACCACGGCATTTACCAGCTGGGCAGATATAGCCCCGTTGAATGGGCGGGCGCTGATGTCGGCACAGGTCATGCAATCGGCGGTCACGCACGAAATCACCATGCGTTATCGCTCCGAGCTTGCATCACCTATTGCCGTGGCGAATATGCGCATCCTGTTCGGTACGCGGGTGTTCAACATCCACGCCAGCATGAATCAGGACGAGCGCAACCGCACGGTGATCCTGCAGGCCGAGGAAGGCCTCAATGACGGCTGACGGCATCTTCGCCAAGTTCAACGACGCCGGCGTACAGGCCGCATTGACACGCCTGGCTGGCCCCGTGGCGCTCAGCCTCGCCAGCTCGATGGCCGTAGCCGGTGGGCAGGTACTGCGCGATGAGGCAAAGCTGCTGGCGCCGGAGTTCGATGGTTCGACCGCGCTGCTGGCTGGAGCGAATGTCGATCGGCCGCCGATACCTGGGCTGCTGCGCGACGCGATCTACCTGGCGCACAGCGATACCCGGTCGCATGGCGCGCTGCAGACCTATTCGGTGTCATGGAATTCACGCAAGGCACCGCATGGCCACCTGCTAGAGTTCGGGCACTGGCGCATCAACGCGATCATCGGCGGCGTGCCAACCAAGAATCGTCTGGCGGCTCCGCAGTGGGTTGCGGCGCATCCATTCCTTCGTCCCGCGCTGGACATCGCCGGCGGCTTCGCCATGTCGGCAATGATCACGCGCGGAAAGCAGCGCCTGCCGCAATTGCTGGCTGGAAACACGGTAACCGCCAATGAGCCTTGAATCGACCATGCTGGGATTGCTTGGCCCGCTGGTCAGTGGCCGCGCCTATCCGGACATCACGCCGGACAGCCCGACTTTCCCGCTGATCGTCTATCAGCAGATCGGCGGCAAGGTTACGGAGTTCATCGACCAGACGCTGCCCGACAAGGACCACGCGCGCGTGCAGGTGTTCGTCTGGTCGCGCACCCGGCTGGAAGCCTCGCAGATCGCCCGCGCGGCCCGGCTGGCGATCCTTGGCGGCGGTCTGGCCGCACAGACCTATTCCGCGTCGACATCGATTCACAACGCGGAAATGAAGTTGTACGGGAGTCGAACAGACTACGGGCTTTGGTACACGCCCTGAGTTGATCCCGGCCCCTTAAACCGCCGCCGAAAGGCGGTTTTTTTGTGCCCGTTCGACGGGCGTCTCCATCCAAGAGGAAGCAGCTATGTCCGTCTCCGTCCCCAACGGCGCACTCGTCGCCATCGCGTCGGGCTATGCCACGGCGATCACCACCACCGCAGTCAGCAATGCCACTGAAGCCGTCGTCACTGCCGCAAACGCCTTCATCGGCGGCGAACTGGTCGAGGTCACGTCCGGCTGGTCGCGCCTCACCAACAAGATCGTTCGCGTGAAGTCGCCCACCGCCACCACCTTTGTGCTGGAAGGCTACGATACGACCAACACCACCACGTATCCGGTCGGTAGCGGCATTGGTTCGATCCGCGCAGTCACGGGCACCACCCAGCTGTCGCAGATCCTCACCTCGACCACCGATGGCGGCGTGCAGCAGTTCGTGGATTACCAGTTCCTCGAATCGGAAATGCAGAGCCGCATCCCGACCATCAAGTCGGCGGCTGGCCTGACCTTCGAAGTGGCGGACGATGCCACCCAGCCCGGTTACATCCTGGCCGGTGAGGCGAACGATGACCGCCTTCAGCGCGCCGTCACGGTAACGCTGCCGAGTGGGTCGAAGATCCTCTACAACGCGTACATCAGCCTGAACCGCACGCCGTCGCTGACCATCAATGCTGTGATGGCATCGCAGGTCACGCTGTCGCTGCTGGCCGAGCCGGTTCGCTATACCAGCTGAACCCCCTAGCCCGCACCCGCGGGCTTTTCTTTTTCTGGAAGTGACCCATGTTCAAGATCAAGGCCGACCCGACCTTCGACGCCACCCTGACGATCATCGGCCAGGGCCGCGAGCAGCAGCTCAATGTCACGTTCAAGCACAAGACGCGCGGCGAATACCAGTCGATGCTGCAGAAAATCGCGGATGGCAAGCTCGATGCCGCCGACGCGCTGCTGCAACTGGTCGCCAAGTGGGACGCCGATGGCGAGCTGAGCAAGGCCAACATCAAGCTGTTGCAGGATGAGCAGCCCGGTTCGGACTGGGCGATCATCACCGGCTACGGCGAGGCGTTGGCGGTGGCCCGCAAGGGAAACTGATCGCGGGGGCGGAAGCGCTCTACTGGAAGCCACCGGAGCCGGCAGAATATGTGCCGTTCGGACTGACAGCCGAGGACTTCCCGCCTCCGAGCGTTGAACTGTGGCCCGACAACTGGCCAGCTATCAAGCTGTTCACCACCCTGTCTACACAGTGGCGTATCGGTGCAAATGGCCCGACCGGGCTGGATTACAACGTCGTTTTTCACGAGCTCGACCGCAAAGGTCTGGCCGGTGACGACTACGACGACATGATGGGCGCCCTGCGCGTCATCGAAAGCACAGCCCTCCAGGCCATCCACAAGGCGAATCCATGACCGGCGAATCCACCAGCGGCTCGCTGGGCACAGCGCGCATCGATGTCACCGTCAATGCGGACACGATGGCGCCAGGCATTGCCAAGGCGCGCACGGCTGTCGCCGGCATGGGCACGGAAGCCGAGGCGCAGTATGCCAAGGCAGCAGCGTCGTCCAAGAAATATGCCGACAGCCTGATCCGGCAAGCCGACCTGATCGGCAAGACGCGCGCCGAGCAGATCGCCTACAACGCACAGACGCGCATCGGTGGCGAACTGGGTGCGCAGATTGCGGCCAGGGCGCTTGCCCAACAGAATGCATTGACCGGCGCAGCGGGCGCGGCGAAGGCGCTATCCAGCGAGATCAACTCGATCAGCGACGCCCAGTTGCTGAAAGTCAATCAAGCTATTGCTGCCTTTCGCCAGAATGCTGCTGCCGGGCGCGCTGCCGCCTCTGCAGCAGCAGCAGAGAACGCGGATCGAGCAAGCGCCGACGCCTATCTGGCAGCGGATCGTGAAAAGATAGCGGCCAATGCCGGTGTGATTGAATCCAACGATGCCGTTGCGGCAAGTGCGGCAGCCCGGGCCGCCGAGGAAGCGGCAATACAGGCTGAAAGCGTTGCTCAACTCAACGCAGCCACACTAGCCAAGAGCGCCGCATACGCGCGTCTTCAACTGGCGATGCAGGGAAATCTTGCCACTGAGTCAGGTATTGCTGAGGCTGAGTTTGCCATTGATGAGGCAATGGCCGCTGGTGCCATCACTGTCAGGGAGCAGGCGGCCTATTTCGTCAAGCTGGCTGCTGCCGAGAACCTCGCCACGGTCGAAACCGAGGCCAATACTGCCGCCACGCTCGAAAATGCCGCTGCATTCAAACTCAGCTCGCGCGCTACCACCGAGCTTGGCGTGGTGTTCGGCGAACTGGCATCCGGCAACACGGGGCGCCTGAAATACAGCCTATCCGCACTGGCCAACCAGACCGGCTTGCTCGCCAAGCTGATGAGTCCCGCTGGGCTTGCCATTATCGGCGTGGTGGGTGCCATCGCACTGTTCGCCAAGGCGGCCTATGAGGGTGAGCAGGAGACAACTGCCTTCAACAAGGCACTTGAGTCGACCGGCGGTTATGCGGGCGTTACCACGGAAGAGTTGCAGAGCATGGCCAAGGCCATGTCGGGCACCATCGGCACCCAGCATGAAGCCGCTGCTGCGTTGGCCGAGGTTGCCGGCACCGGCAAGTTCACCGCCGGCCAGATCGCGCTGGTGGGGAAGGCTGCGGAGGAAATGTCGCGGCTGACCGGGCAGAGCACCGCCGCGACGATCAAGCAGTTCGAGAGCCTGCAGGAAAAGCCGCTGGAAGCCG